GTGTTGTCAAATTGAATAGCCATTAGTATGTCACCTCAGTTGATTCAAGTTTTGCAACCCATCGAATTGTTGTAGCCGCCTGTCCCGTTACCGTTACAGCAAGACCGCCGTTTGTTGTGTCAGCAGTGATGGCAACAATCCATGTAGCCGCCCCTGCGTCAGCGGCTTGCACGTTTAAAGTAACAGCGCCAACAATGGAAGTAGCAGCAGCATTTGCACCACGTTTAATGGTCGCAATAAAGTCCCAAGACTTTGTGTTGCCGCCGCCTGTTACCGTGGCAATAACGCTACCCTTGACGTAGTATGCGCTGTTGTTGGGTAGGATGACTTGGTTGGTTGTGGATGCAGCAGATGTGTTGCTTGTGAGCCTTGTTGCGGTTGCGTCTGTGGTTTGACGGCCAAGTAATAACAGGGCTGATTGAGTAGGCCCTGTAAAAGTTGAAATAGGCCCGTTTGTTGCGGGGAAAACTGTATTTCCTTCTATTGACCTTACGGCCCCGTAAGCACCTCCAAACACTGAACTACTTGTAGCGTTTGCCAAACTTCCTGCGCTTCCGATAACACAAGAAAAAGTGCCACTTGCTGTTCCGACACCAAGAACAGCAGAAGATTGACCGCTTGCTTGCGCTCCATTGCCAGCGCCAACAAATGAAAAAGGCCCACTTGCTGTGCTGCTTTGACCACCAACAACAGCAGCGCTTTGACCGCTTGCTGTGTTGCTTGAACCACCACCTACAAACGAATAGTCGCCGGTTGCACCACTAGAGTCGCCAGAAACAACGCCAGCAAAAGCACCTACTCGATTATTTCTGCCACCTATGGCAACTCCATAATGGTTTACGGCAGAAGAAGCCCCCATGTTTAAAGGAATCCAACCAGTTCTTCTAAAGCCATCAAGTGTTCCAAAAGAAATTGCATTTTTTGTGTAAGTTAACGATAGTATTTGCCCCGCACCAAATGAATAAATGTTTGTATTTGTTCCTTGTCCACTCTGGTCAGCGGAGAATAATTGTATTTCTTGAAAAGAAGACCCAAAGCGAGAGTTAATAAAATTGATGGTTTTGCCTTCAATTGGAGCCGTTGGCAAATAGACTTTAATTGTTAATGTTGACGATCCTGTTTTAAAGAATTGAATTGGGGCGCAATCGTCAGTAAGGTAAATATTTGAAACAGCCCCTGCCGCCATTGGGGTAAATAAATCCCACACCTGAATTGCAGGTGTGTTTTCGGATGCAAATCCCGTAAACATTAGTAATCTCCACCAATTGCAGTCAGGTGGAAACCTGCCGCAACTGCTGTGCCAAACGTAGCGTACACACGATAACCTGCCGCCAAACTAATGCCCAGAGGCAAGATAATGTCGGGCTGTTCTGCTGTTTCAGAAACAGTTGTTGCAGACAAGGTGCGCTCAAGATACAGCGTGTTGTTAGCTGCTGTTGTAGTCACCGAGCCGTTGTTAATCCAGATACGAATAACAGTTGCTACGTTAGTACCAAGCGCCCTGACTTTAATGAAGTCAAGCCGAGATCCTTCCACAGCACCAGCCGTTTCAATCGGGCCGTAAATCGTGCCGCTAGTCAGGTCTTTAGTTGTGTTAGCAGTAACACCAGGCGTTGCCGCATTAGCCGCTGCTCCACTAACCCATGTATTAGCAGGAATTAGCGGAAAAATAGGGTTTGTATTCTGTGCCATTTACATTGCTCCAATCATCCAAGTATCAAGTTTTGCTTTTGGAGGTGATGAGCCACCACCACCACCAGCGATATTTACTGTTACATCACTACCTACGTTTGTAGCAACCACACCTGCACCAGTAAAGTTAAGGCTAGTTGCAGAAGAAGTTAGTGTCGTGCCTTCGTCTTTAATTGCTAGTGAAGAACCCGCACCCGCAGGGCCAGTTGGTCCTGTAGGGCCAGCAACTGTAGAGTTAGCACCAGTTGGTCCAGTTGGGCCTGTTAAGCCTGTCGTACCAGTAGAGCCTGTAGGTCCAGTAGGACCTGCAATGCCTTGAATTCCCTGTGCGCCAGTTGGACCAGTAGGACCTGCAACTGTACTATCAGCACCTGTAGGACCTGTAGGTCCAATCACGCCCTGAATGCCCTGCGCCCCTGTTGCACCGGTTGGGCCGACAACACCTTGAATTCCTTGTGCGCCTGTCGGACCTGTAGGGCCAATTACGCCTTGTATACCTTGCGCTCCTGTTGGGCCAGTAGGACCTGCAACACCTTGAATACCTTGGATACCTTGGATGCCCTGCGGTCCTGTTGGGCCGATTGCGCCTTGCGCTCCCGTAGGTCCTGCAACACCTTGCGGTCCAGTTGGTCCAGCAACGGTAGAGGCTGCACCAGTAGGACCAGTAGGTCCCGTAGAACCAGTAGGGCCAACTATGCCTTGAGATTGAATGACAAAAATCAAATCATGGTTGTTTGCAAAGTTTGTTGTTCCTGTACCACCAGACGCTATCAATGTAACTGGCAAGTTAATGTAACTATTTGGAACAAGCGTAGGCGTTGCTGAGACTTGCCATTTTTGGTAATTAGCAGAATTGTTTTGGTCTTGTAAAACAATGGTGTCGCCTGTCTTAATGAAAGACAAGAAAATATCAATATCTAAACTACCTTGTTCAAGATGACTTGCAGTAATTTGAGTGGCAGAAATCTGTGTTGCCGTGTTCCAAAACAAATGCCCTGCGGTTGGAGTGCCAGATGTTTGATTTGTGTCGGCCTGATATTGATAGAAACTAGATGATTGACCATCTGTTCCTTGTGCGCCAGTTGGTCCTGTTGGCCCTTGAACGGTGGAAGCAGCGCCCGTAGGTCCTGTTGGTCCAGTATTGCCCTGTGCGCCCGTAGGTCCTGTGACCCCTTGGATACCCTGAATACCCTGAATACCTTGAATACCTTGAATACCTTGTGGACCTGTAGGTCCTTGAATTCCTTGTATGCCTTGAGCGCCAGTAGGACCAGTTGGGCCTTGGATTCCTTGAATACCTTGAGTGCCTGTTGGTCCTGTTAGACCTTGAATTCCTTGTGGTCCTGTAGGCCCAGCAACGCCTTGTGGTCCTGTAGGGCCTGTATTTCCAACAAACCCCATTGGACCTTGGTTGCCCGTAGGACCTGTAGGTCCTGCAACTGTAGATGGCGAACCCGTAGCACCTGTAGGACCAATTACACCTTGTGAGCCTGTAGGTCCTGTAGGACCTTGCACCGTAGATGCCGCACCCGTAGGTCCTATTGAGCCTGTTGGACCAGTTGGGCCTTGAACTGTAGAAGCCGCCCCTGTTGGACCTGTAGCACCAATAGGTCCTGTAGCGCCTGTAGGCCCTTGAACACTAGATGCTGCTCCTGTAGGTCCAGTTGGTCCAAGCGGTCCTGTAGGGCCACCCACACCTTTGTCAACCAATACATCAATGCGGGGCTGTGGAACAACCTCAAGGTTTACGCCTCGGTTGCTATCAATTAATAGTTGTACGTTGTTTTCATCCGTTACAACAACCTGAACCCCTCTGTTGGCAGGGGATACGATTATTCCCTTTGTCATACAACCACGATGCCATCAGAGCGAACCAAAAACAACAAAAAGATGATTTGGTCATCAGCAGGAGTAGAACCACTAGCAGGGAATGAAACCTTGACCCGACCTGAATAGCCTACGCAGTTTGTTGCGTTAATTTCTAGTTGGGCATCAGTAGTAATCAAGCCCCAAGTAGTAGAGTCAATCACCAATGTGCAAGTACCTGCTACCGCAACAATGTTGGATACGGTTAGCGGAATAGCAGTCGGTGCTGGGTTGTAATCTGCAATGTCAAAGGTCAAGCCATTGCGGGTATCAATGATGTTTGTGACTTGCCTACGAACAATCTGTGCGTTGATGGTCGCACCAGTAAGATTGATTGGCAGATTTGTATTGGAATTTGTAAATGTTAAATTCCAGTAAGTATTCTGGTTGTAAACCAATTCGCCAGCAAGAATTGGATTGTCAAAGCCAGAAATTTGGCTGAGTACGTTTTTGGAAAATATAGCCATTAGAGTACCTTTTTTGCTTTAGGCTTACATAGTGCAATTCTATGCGCCTCTGTTAATTTCCGACCCTTTTGCGCTAAAGAAATTTTTAATTTTGTTTCTTCAGATAAAGGTTTCCGCGGCTTTTTGTTTTTGCTTGAATCTTTGTTGGCTTGTGCGACTGCCGCAATATGTGTTGCGCTTTTAGGTTTGCCTTTTAAACCATTGGAAATGGCTTGTTTGTGCGCTTCTGTTAGTGCAATGCCTTTTTTGGCTTTGCCGCCTTCACTTACGCCTTGCAATGCTTTTGAAATCTTAGCCTTGGTTTCTGCACTTCTTTGCTGGCCATACAAAGGATGTTTTACGCCTTTTAAGCCGTTTCCACCATCGCCACCGTTTGTAAGGTTGACCAACTTATATTTGTTTTTTAATGCTGCAATTACAAATTTTTCAGCATTTAAGGCTTGTTTGTGAGATAGGCCATTTTGAACAATGATGGCTTTATAACCAACTTTATTGACAATATTGTGCCAATATTGATTTCTATCTTTTTTGCTTGTGGCGCGATTGGATGAGCCTTTCCCTACATAAAAAGGCGCATCGGTATCCAACCGATGATGAACATAAATATATGCTTCTGACATTCCGTTCCCCATTCTGGGTTACAACAAGTTCTATGCACTCACAGAACTGCGGATGATGTCGTATCTTGTTTTACAGATTCTAATGTGCTTTTTAGGTTGGCGCAACAGGCCAAACAACATTAAATGGATAACCTGATTGACTAGGAATATCCCGAAGTTCTTGACGATAGGTTGCCCAAGCCGCTTGTTGTGCAGTAGTTAAAGGGCCATTAGCTAATTGAGTCCAATCACTTGCATAAAGCAATCTTTGCCTTTTAGATGAAACATCAGAAACAGCCATAGTTTGATCTTGAACCCATTGCTTTGTAGTGAAATCAAAAACAGAATATTGATCTGGCTTTGATGGTATTTCTACAGCCTCACCATTTTCAATGTAAAAAGCGGAATCATCAATAGAACCTTGAATATACGTTTCGCCATCTTGAAGTTGTGAATGTATATCGTTTGTTTGTACAACTCTAAGAATTTGCCCTGTTGTTTCAGAATAAATTGTGTAAATCATCGTTTTGTCTCGATTGCAAATAATGAACGATTTGATAGGCCAGCGTAAGCATTTATGCTACCGGCAGGCGCTTGACTAAAAACTTGTATGCGATATGTGTAAGTTCCCGCTGATGGAGTCTCACTATAAGACATTGACGGATTTAAACCACCTTGCATTAAAACAGTTGTATCCCTAACCAATCTAAATTGCGGGTTAAAACTTCCCGTGTTATCTCCATCTATAAAAGTTCCTGAAACTGGGCTACCTGATGAAGCAATATAAACTTGGCTTCCACTAGTTGTAATAGACAATGTTTGTGCGTCTTGCCAAGTGCTTCCCGCTGTATTTAAATAACTAGCAGATGTAAAAGCACTAGAAGTTAAAGTTACAGCATTGGTGTTAATGTTTCCAGTAGCCACCACATTGCCATTCAAATACATGGCACTACCATTGTAGGCAATATTAGTAGATGAATTGCCCAATGCAAATGTGCCATCAGTATTGATCTTTGCACCTGCACCTGTCATCGTAGTGCCAGACACCGCAGGGCTTGACCCTACGCTCAAAGATGAGCCGCTTATTGAACCTGCTGTAATTGTTCCTAAATTGGCAGTAATGGCCGATAGGGTAGACACCGACATCCTGTCAGCAGTAATTGTGTTTGTGGCAATCTGTGTTGCTGTGATGGTACTAGCAGCAATCTGTCCAGCAGTAATCGTATTAGCCGCAATCTTGCTTGCGTCAATTGTGTTTGCTCCAATGTTCCCTGCCGCTAAAACGCCAATCTGAGCCGTACCAATAGCCGCGCTATTTATGTATGTTGATACGTTAGCAGTAGTGATTGCATTGATATAAGCAAAAGCACCAGCACCCAAAGTTCCAAGTGAAACATTGCTATTTAAGATTCCTGCGGGCGCATTTGATAAATCAGTTGCCACAGCGTTAATGCCAGTAGCGGTAACTGTACCGCCACCTGCGCCCGACAAAATTCCATTGCTACCAATTGAAATATTGCTATTGAGCCAACCCGAAGGTGCAACTATATAAGAAGCCGCATTTACAGTTGCACCAGAACCAAAAATAATATTTCCTGAAGCATCTTTAATTGTTAAGTTGCGTGAATCAATATTGCCAGCAGTTACTGTGTTACTTGCAATTTGTCCAGCAGTAATTGTGTTGGCAGCAATCTTAGACGCATCAATTGTGTTGGCGCCAATATTTCCTGCTGTGAGAACGCCAACTTGTGCAGTCCCAATAGCTGCACCTGCAATATAGGTTGAAACATTTGCAGAAGTAATTTGACTTAAATAAGCAAATCCACCTGCACCCAAAGTTCCAAGTGTCACGCTACTATTTAAAATTCCCGCTGGTGCATTTGATAGATCTACATTGACTGCATTAATTCCCGCAGGCGTTACAGCACCACTACCAGCGCCTGACAAAGTACCATTTGAATTTATTGATATTGAGCTATTAGCAACAGCAGTTCCATTACCTGTACCAATGCCAGAAATAGCACCCGCAGAGATTGTGATATTGGTGTTTAGCCATCCAGACGCAGGAGTAATATTGGCAAAGTTTAGCGGAGTGCCGTTACCCAAAATCACATTGCCTGAACCGTCTTTTAACGTCAAGTTGTTTGAATTAATGTTTGATGGGAAAACTACTGTTCCATTGAGTGTGATGCTTGTGCCGTTGTAAGTAATGTTGTTGGTTGAACTACCAACAGCAAAGTTACCAGATGAGTAAATAACCGCGCCTGAACCAGTCATCGTAGTGCCACTAATTGCACCCGTGTTAGATTGAATCGTTCCAGAAACAGTCAGGTTTCCGGTGTTAGCAGTAATTGCAGACAGGCTACCAACTTTCAATGCGGAAAGATAAGGGACATTCCAGACCGTGTTCCCCGTTACAGGATCATAGATACCGTCTGACTGATAAACAGATTCACCCGCAGTAATTGTTGGTGGCTGTGCAACCCAAACAGTTCCTGCTCCCCAAGAATTATTTGAAGGAAATGATGCACTTCCTGATGTTGTGATGGTCGTCGGTGTTGTATCCAAAGAACTCAAAGTTGTTTTGGTATAGCAGATTCGAGCAGATGCACCTTGATTTCCAGTAGAACCAGTACCGCCTGTCGGTCCTGTTGGGCCTGTAGCACCAGTAGCGCCATTAGTACCCGCGTAACCCGAAGCAATGATGCTAGACAAGCCCCAATTAATTGTGGTGGTGGTAGCCGTAGCTGTATCAGAAATATTGACCGTAGCCGCCCAAAGTGTAAAACCTGCACTTGGAGAACTTGTAATTGATGTACTCCAACCCGATGGCGCGGCATAACTACTGGTTGACCATGTATAAGTTGTAGTCCCTGTTGGGCTAGAAGGCAATGTAGCTGCCCACAAATAAACTACAGGTCTTGCAGTCTGAAGGCCATTAGTACCATTAGTTCCATTAGTACCATTGGCGCCATTTGCACCGTTAGCAGTCACAGAAGATATAGTAAAACCACTTGTCCAACTGATTGTTGAAGTAGTCGTTCCAGCCGCCACCACGGTAGGTTTAATGGCTGTCCAAAGTTGAATTCCCGCAGTATTAGGATTAGCAGGAATAGTTGTTGTCCAACCACCACCGCCTGAATAACTTGCGTTAACGCCTGTTGCCCAAGTGTAGGTTGATGTGCCACTAGGATTAGACGGGGTTGTGGTGGCCCATTGATAAAGAGTAGGGTTAGCCGCTTGGTTGCCATCAGCACCAGCACTTCCTGTTGCACCTTGATCAACAAATACAAATTGCAAAATTGCTGTTGCGCCTTGAGATACAACACCTAAAGAAGATTTATAACGTACAGGAACAGTTAATGTTGCTGGTGATGAACTCATTGCTGTTGGGATTCCCCATTGAGCAAATGTGCCACCGTCAGTAATTGAACCCATAACCAAGCCGCCTGATGTAGATACATCCGCATTGCCTGTGGTTGATGATGCGCCAATACGCCAAGTGTTATCTACAAAAGACGCATCACTATCTGCTTGAGCCGTTACAAAGTCAATTGCACCACCAGCGGCAGAGCCGTACAGTTGTGTAATCAATCCTGTAAAAGACGGAACAAGTGATGAATTTCTTGGAACTTGCATCACGATTGGTGAGAAAGTTGCCAAGAACGTACCAGCCACCGCAGTTGTTGTTGGGTTTGGTGACCAAGTAAACCCTGTTGATGTAGCAGACAGAGCAGAACCACCAATTTCATTTGCCACTTTAAAGGCAAAATAATAAGTTGCTGTGGGTAGGTTAAGGTCAGCAAATGTCAAACTGGTAGAGGGCGCAAAAGGTTGCGAGTTAGGCAGTGTCTCAACACCCCAAACCGCCCAATCAGAAGTAGTTGGGCTGCTTACCGTTGTATAAAACAAAGTGACTTCAGTAACCCTGCCAGTTGCAGGTATTCCGCAAACAACATCAAAGTGAGGAATAGTTGCTGTTGTGTTTATGTTTGCAACCGTGGGCGCAGTTAAGTTGCTAAAGAAATTAGGGTTTGACAGGTTGCTATTAGGTGTTGGTGAAAATGCAGTTATAGAAGCATCGTCATACACTTGTGCGTTGTACTCATTCAACTCAAAAGCCGCGCCTAAGTTGCCATCAGGAAGTGATGCTTCAGACACTTTAATGACTCGAAATAATTTACCATTCCAACCATAGGCAGAGTTAGTAACGCTAATTACATCGCCAGCGTCAACTTGAATGCCGTTGTAGGTTGTAGAGAAAGTAACAATTAAGTCCTCTCGCGCTTGCTCAAGCATCCTGTTAGCAAGATATTGCGCTTGCACAGAATCATTGACCAAACCTAAAGTAATTGTGTATTTGTTATCAGGCTCATTGGCAAACAACAATCCTGCTGGCGTGTTCAAATAAACATAATCTGATTGGTCACGGTTTAACTTGCTAGGAAACTGCGCTTGTATTTGATTAATACTAGAAGCAATGTCAAAAGCACTAACGCGGATTTCACCAATGATATTTGAATCATTAAAAGCAAATGATTCAGTCTCTGCTTTATTAATAACAATAGACCATTTACCTGTTGCAGCGTTGTATTGATTCCATGAATCACAAGCCAACATGATTTGATCAAGGTTAGACAATACGTCTTGACCCGTATCCATTACACCGTTAATTCGGTAACGTGCCTGCGTTGCAGAACCACCAGCCGCAGGAGTGTAAGTAATCGTTTGGTCAGAGTAACTATTTAATTCGATTGCTTTTATATTATCGACAATGCTGGCATCCATTGCACAGCCATACTTGTCGTTTGTGATGTAGTCATACCAAACATCGCCCGGCTTTGCTACACCTGTGCTATTTAAATAATGCGAAGCCCGAAACGTGATGGGTTGCATCTGTGTTGTGCCAGCATCCCTGTTGTAAACCATCTTAATAATTGCAAAGGCCAAGCCATTCATTTGACGACCGCTAGAAGGCCATCTTTGGCCCACAGCAATATCAGAGCCACCCATCACAGAATTAGGCAACGCAGAACCATTTAACGCAGTAATAGTTCCTGCTTCATTTGATTTGTACAGATTGATAAACAAGTTGCCTGAAATCTTTGTCTGAATATTGCCTGCGCCATCGGTAAGGCTAACTACTTTTGTCGGGTCTGCTCCATCAAATGTAATTGTCTGGTCTTGCCAATACATTTTTGTTGTATCAAACGTAAACTGACCATTAGGGCTAATTTGAGAAATAGCCAAAACGTAATACATTGTTTTTTGGTCTGTTGACAACACGGCATCAATAAACACACCGCCAAGGTAAGCATCGCCATAAACAATTGGAATACTGTTAGTTGTTGCGGGAGGCACTTG